TATGATAAGTGGGCGCAGCGGGGACTTATCACGCTCTGCCCCGGCAATAAAATTGACTATCGCTATGTGACTGAATGGTTTAGTCAAATGCGAGACAAGTATGGAATCATTGCTTATTATACCGGCTACGACAGTTGGAATAGTCCAGCATGGATTGAGGATATGGAGGGGAGGTTGGGCTATAAAAAAGGATCCAACCTTCTCCCGGTGATCATGGGAGCCAGGACATTAAGCGCACCCATGAAACTGCTAGGGGCAGACCTGGCCAGTAATAACATCGTCTATGACAATGACCCGCTGATGAAATGGGCCCTGACCAACGTCGCGATAGAAGTGGATAAGAACGAAAATATAAGGCCAATAAAAGGCAAACATCAGCGCCAGCGCATAGATCCAGCGGTGGCTTTGCTTATTGCATATACCGTGTTACAGAACAACCTGGAGGACTATAAAGGACTTATAGGGTGGTGATGGATTGAAACGAAGAAGTTTATTCCAGATGATGTTCGGGCGCAAGCCGCGGGCTGATACGATTTACAACCAGCTAAAGATGCTCAACGGCTACAATGCTGTTTTTACATCCTGGGGCAACGATCCCTATTCGACGGATGTTGTACGCAGCGCAGTGGACGCAATCGCAAGGAACGCCGCCAAGCTCAAACCCAAACATATCAAGCGGGTGGGCACAGAGATCCAGCCGGTAGGCGGGCAAGTAGAACGAATATTGCAGGTGCGGCCGAACCCCAATATGTCGACTTATGACTTTTTGTATAAAATGATCACGGCCTTGATGATCGACAACAACGCCTATGCTTATCCGGTATGGGAAGGCCCGACACTTAAGGCGATCTGGCCGGTAGTTGCCAGCCAGGTTGAGTTTATCGAGGCGCAGGGCGGGCAGATAGGGATCAAATTCTGGTTCGCGGATGATAGCATTGTCTTGCCCTATGATGAAATTATTCACCTGCGGCGGCACTTTTACAAGAACGACCTGCTAGGCGAGAGCAACAAGTCAATAAACAACACCCTGGAAGCCATACACACAACCAACGAGGGCCTAGGGCAAGCAGTCAAGACATCGGCCAGCCTGCGAGGAATACTCAAGTATCAGGGCATATTGAAGGAATCCGACATTAAGGCTAATCGGGACAGGTTCGTTGCGGAATATTTAGTGGTACAAAACAATGGCGGAGTTGCCGCTTTGGATAGTAAAGCCGACTATACCGAGCTGAAATCTCAGCCAATGATGGTTGACGCGGCCCAGATGAAAGAACTTCGGGAAAATGTTTACCGATATTTTGGAATCAACGAAAAGATCATCATAGGCGACTACTCTAACGATCAGACATGGGACGCATTCTACGAATCGACCTTGGAACCGCTGGCTGTGCAGATGAGCCTGGAGTTCACATCTAAGCTATTCACTACCGGGGAACGTGGCCGAGGGCATGAGATTATATTTGAAGCTAACCGCTTGCAGTATGTGTCAACTAAGACCAAAGTGCAGATGCTCAAGGACCTGGCGCCGCTGGGACTATTCACCATCAACGAAGGCCGGGAGATATTCAACCTGGCCCCAGTAGACGGAGGAGACAAGCGCATCCAAACGCTCAATGTAGTTGATGCCGGCAAGGCCAACCAGTACCAGTTAGGAGAGGAGGAGGATCCAGTTGACGATCCAGATACCTAAGAGAGAAGGAAAGGAACTGCGGTTTGCAGACCTTAGTCCGATTATGACCGAAGAAAACCAGATGATAGTCGAGGGCCGGGCGGTAGTATTCAATCAGCCGACGGTCCTTTTTAAATCCGGGGGCAACGAGTACAAAGAAGTAATCGAGGCGGGAGCTCTGGATGAGGCCGATATGCGGGACGTAGTTTTCCGCTACAACCATAACGACAACCTATTTGTCATGGCCCGCACCCGGGGTGGCAGCCTTCAGCTGACAAAAGATGCTGATGGCTTATTGGTTAGGGCCAAACTGTTCGACATCCAGCAAGCCCGAGACCTTTATACCCTGATAAAAGCTGGAGCAGTGGACAAGATGTCTTTTGCTTTCACCATCCGGGAAGAATCCTTCGACAAAGAGACCCGGACCTGGCACGTCCGCAAGATTGATAAAGTTTTTGACGTGGCTGCCGTAGACCAACCGGCCTATGACGCTACTTCAATATCCGCGCGCAAAGTCCTTGATCTGGAGAGGGAGAGGATGGAGGCCCTGGAGAGGGCACAGGAGCTGGAGAGCTACAACGCACGGAAAAGAACATTGTTGTTAAAGACCCTGACTTATTAAGGAGGAATGAAAAACATGACCAGAATGGCAGAAATAGAAGCCCGTATACTAGAAATCCGTAGCCTTTTAGAAGGCGAAGGAGAAGTAGATCTGGATGCACTGGAGACCGAACTCCGCGACTTAGGCGACGAAAAGGCCCAGATTGAAAAACGGCGCAGTATGTTTGAGTCCATAAACATTCAGCCGAGGAAAGCTGACCCGACTCCCGACCCCTCACAGGAACAGGAGTTCCGCGACTTTGGCGAGTTCTTGCAGACTGTAAAGTACAACCCGCATGATCAGGCTTTGAGAGCCCGGGAAATGAGCGACAAGACCCAGAAACGTTTTCTTAACATGGGTTTCGGTGCCTCTGGCGGGTTTATCGTACCCGAACAGTTTAGTAACCAGATTAAGATGGTTGACGACCAGAGCGCAATATTCAGACCCCGTGCGCAGGTCATCCCGGCTGGAGATCCGCCCGATGCCGCTATCACCATCCCGGCACTAGACCAGGGCAACGCTAATGGCGTTTACGCAGGCGTGCAGGTATCCTGGATTGCAGAGGGCGCAACCAAGCCTGAAACCGAACCCTTATTCCGCGAAATACGCTTAGAACCAAACGAAGTAGCCGCCCATGTGGTTGTTACCGACAAACTACTCCGTAACAGTGCGGCCGCTGGTGCTTTGGTATCTAGCCTACTTCGCAAGGCGATAATTGCCGCTGAAGAAGATGCTTTCCTATCCGGTAACGGTGCAGGTCAGCCTTTAGGCATTATTGGACATCCCGCTGCTATACAGGTAGCTCGTGCAGGAGCTGGAGCTATTGCCTATACTGATGTTGTAAACATGTTCGCCCGCGCCAAGTTCGGCGGTCGCCTGGCATGGATAGGTTCTCAGACCATTCTGCCCCAGCTGATGTCTATGGTGGATGCCGGCAATAACCTGGTGTGGCAGCCCAATGCAAGAGAAGGAGCACCGGGCACCCTGATTGGTATCCCGTTCCTGCTCAACGACCAGAGCCCGATATTAGGAGCAGAAGGCGACCTGATACTGGTAGACCTCAACTACTACCTGATTAAAGACGGTAGCGGTATCTCACTCAGCATGAGCGAGCACCCGTTATTTACGCAGAACCGCACTATCATCAAGGCGTTCTGGAATGTTGACGGACAGCCCTGGCTGAGCACTCCGCTGTTGGCCCGTGACGGCGTTTCCACTGTTAGCCCGTTCGTCGTGCTGCAGTAGTAGGAAGGAGGAATAGAATACAATGGCTAAACTTTTGAGTGAGATTAACAAAGTTGATATAGCAATCGTCCCCGCGTCCATTAATGGCGCATCTACCGGCACCTATTACAATATGGGTCTGCGTAATAAGGCCCTGTTTGTATGGGAAGTTGGGGCGATGGCCGCAGCCGTGACCTCTGTTGGCCAGGTCATGCAGGCTCAGGACGCAGCCGGCACCGGTGCCAAGGTAGTCACCAACAACGCCGCAACCATTACGGCCAACACAAAAGTGGCCGCCGCCACCCTAACCGTTGATACCGTAGTAGCAACTAACAAAGTCACCATTAATGGTCTGACCTTTGAGGCTGCAGCTGCAGCAGACTTAGCTAACCGTAAATTTGCGGTAGGCGCTGATGATGCTGGTTGTGCAACAAGCCTGGCAGCCGCTATTAACCATGCGACCGCTGGCGTGCCCGGTGTTACCGCTTCCGCTGCGCAAGCAGTAGTAACCCTGACCAGTACCGAACCCGGTGAGGTGACTATAACGATTACCGATGCAACCGCAGTAAGAATCGTCCCGGCAACCCTGCGGGCAATCGGCTATGTCGAATGTGATACTGCGTTCCTGGACGAAGGGTTCAACTATGTGGCTCTGCGGATCACCAACTCTGCAGCAGCCCAGACCGGCGCTATACTGGTGCGCGGAGAGAACAGATATTCTCCCCTGACCAACCAAGTAGCCGCTGCGAAAGTTGACGTAGAACCATAAACAGAGGGGCCTTGCGCCCCTCTTTTCCCTTAAAGGAGGGATAAATAAATGAAATACACCGTTATTAAGCCATTTCAGGACTTAACCGGGTTCAAACAAGCAGGCGACCCAGTGGAACTTGACGACTGGCGCGCGGCCAAACTTAGGCGTATGGGCCTAATCGGCGGCCGCTATGAAGAACCAATCCAGACTGCCGTAATACATGAACCAGAGATCCGGGAGGCAGTGACCAAGCCAATTAAGAAAACTTCGGTTAAAAAAGCAACTAAGAAATAGGGGGGGTGGCTTGATGGCTATCCTGGACGATGTAAAGGTAGCGCTGCGGATAGCCGCTTCCAATACTGCATTTGATGGCGAGGTCAACGACCTTATCAGCGCCGCCACAGACGATTTGGCATTAGCAGGGATCATATCTAATGATAATACTGACCCGCTGATCAAGCGTGCAATTATCACCTACTGTAAAGCCCATTATGGCTATGACAATCCCGATGCCGAGAGGTTTTTACAGTCCTACTTGATGCTAAAGATGCACTTGTCATTATCGGTTGACTATACTGAGGCGGCGGTGGTGAGCCCATGAGACATAATCAGATAATCAAACTAATCAACGTCATTGTCACCGAAGATGCTATAGGCAACCAGATCGCTTCGACTACCGAGCGCACAGTCTATGCTAACGAATACTATGTCAGCCAAAGCGAGTTTTATAACGCCGCAGTAGCCGACCTAAAGGCGGAGAAGCAGTTTGAAATCTATTCCTATGAGTATCAGGACGAGCCGAAGATGGAGCATGACGGAAAAGTCTACAACGTGATCCGCACTGAGAAGCGGGGCGACAAAACCCGACTGACCTGTGAGCGCATCATAGCCGATGAGACCGGCAGTGCAAAGCTAATAGACCATAAGCTGGTACAAGACCTTAAGACATTGGTAGAAACTATCCTAGCCGACCCGGATGTGACCATAACGCCAGAGGATAAGGCGGCGTATGAGGCCGAATTGGTAAACGTATTTGTGGGGTGGTAGATATGGCTAACGTCAACATCGACCAGTTGGCCGCGGAGATCGCAAAGGGCCTAGCTGACTATTCCCAGGACGTAGTAGAAAAGGTCAACGTCAGCAGCGAGGCGGTCGGCAAGGCGGCAGTCAAGCGGCTCAAACAAACATCCCCGAAACGATACGGTAAGTATGCAAAGTCCTGGACGATGAAAACCGAACCAGAAGTAGGTCAGCCTCATAAACGAATTATTCATGCCAAGGCGCCGCACTACCGGCTGGCGCACTTGCTTGAGTACGGCCATGCCAAGGTGGGCGGTGGCCGGGTAGAGGGGAGGCCGCATATCCGGCCTGCCGAGGAAGAAGTAATCCGGGAATTTACCCGTGAAGTAGAGGAGGCGATCAAGAGTGGATGAGGCGACACTGTTTGCACTGTTAAAAACGACCAACCTGCCGGTGGCGTATCACCACTTCGCTTCGCCGCCGAGCCCGCCGTATATTGTTTATTTGTTTGCTTACTCCAGCAACTTTGGGGCTGACAACAAGGTACACAGCCAGGCCGATAACTACCAGGTGGAACTCTATACGACAATAAAAGATCCGGCCAGCGAAAAGCTGATAGAGGACGCGCTTAATGGCGCGGACGTTTACTGGGAAAAAACCGAGATGTATATCGACTCTGAGGGCCTGTACCAGGTCCTTTATGAGATTTAATAGGAGGATTGATGATGAGTAACAAAGTAAAATACGGCTTGAAAAATGTTTACTACGCGCCCATCACACTGACCAACAACGTACCCAGCTACGCCACCCCGGTGCATATTCCGGGTGCGGTGAACCTGACCCTTTCCCCTGTGGGAGAAAAAGTTAAATTTGCCGCCGACGATATGGAGGACTACTTTGCTGAGAACGTGAACAATGGTTATGACGGCACGCTGGAGATGGCACTCATTCCCGATAGCTTTAGGATTGATGTATTAGGTGACATCCTTGACGATAACAATGCTATTATAGAAAACGCTAATGCTACAGTAAAACGGTTTGCGCTTATGTTTGAGTTTGACGGCGATGACAAAAAGGCAAGACACGTCCTGTATAATGTACTAGCCAACCGTCCTAACATTGAAGGCACTACTAGATCAAGCACCAAGGAACCCAAGTCTGAGACGCTGGAAATTGAAGCCCGACCTGCAGTTGATACCAGCAATGTAAGAACGAAAGTACTACAGGGCAACACTGGCTATGATACCTTCTTCAGCGCAGTCTATCTAGA